CTGTCCCGGTTTCCGCTTCATTGAACGCATGACCAATCCGTACAAGTGCTTCTTCGGTGCCAAGCCCTGCGATTTCTTCTTGTGCTATTCCTGCGCGTTCGAATAATTCCACATATGTCTTTTGCGCGTCTTTTGCTTTACCAAGGTTCACCGCCAGTTTGTTCACCACTGTTCTGACGTCCTCAACTTTTGCGCCGGCCTTTATAGCTCCGTATTCAAGCGCCTGAAATGTCTCGACGTTTATTCCCGTTTGTGTTGCAAGGTCAGACAGTTGGCTTCCGAGTTGGATTACGTCATTGCCGAAGCGCATGATTGCGCGAACTGAAAAAGCTGCCACCGCTCCGCCGGCCACGGACTTCATCATTCCGCCGAAGCCCTTCATTTTCCGCGTCATACCGTCCACGCCGCGATTAAACCCGGTGGACTTCAGCGTCGATTCATTTCTTACAACTGCCATTTTTTCGCTTTCTCCATTCCCGGTATTCTTCCAGGTCCTTGATCTCGTCCGCCACTTCGCTGTTCTGCCACTCCCGGATATCCAACGCGTCCTGACTCACCACTTCCGCGCCGCAGTTTTCCGATATGTTTGACAAGTAGCAATACGCGCGACTAATTGGCATGTCCCACGCTTCCTGTTCGCTGAGTTTAAAATGGGACATCAGCTGTGACGGAGTTTTGAACTGCCACGGAATGCCGCTGTATTTCTTCTTGCTCTTGTCCGTCCATACTCCGGGATATGTGGTGTATGTCTTTGTGTGTTCGATAAGGTCCGCGCGTGCCTGATCCATATCGTGCCGCATAACCTTAAACACCCAGCCGGCGCGATGCAGTGCCGACCGGTGAAACAGTTCCAAGTGCCGGCATTTGTCATTCCATCCGTCGCGGCATATCTCGACCGCCTGAATGATGTCGGCTTCCTCGATGGTCGCGCCCGTTGCGATTGCGTTCCCGAACTGTTCCAGCTTCAAAGCGTGGAAGGACGAAAACGGTCGCAGCTGTATCCCCATGATAACAGGCGGCTGGACCAGTATGCTTTTGTAAAAGACATTATCCACGGATCACCCTCCCGTTGTGCGGTTTAAGTGATGCCGATGTTTGTCAGTTCTACAGTGACGCGTTCTTCGTCTTCGGTGTTTTCGATCGTCATGTTGTCGACAAAGTAATCCGTGTAGCCGCTGACCGTTGCCATTGCACCCTTCGGCCAGTCTGTCGCTGGATCTGCGGCGGTCTTAGATATCAATGTCAGGCGGACTTTTGCCATTGTCTGCTTAATGATACGCGTCGCCAGAACGCCGTCTTCGTCCTTGACGTCCTTCATGTTCACTTCTTTGTCGCCGGTTTCAATACGTTCGACGATGTAGTTTGTTATAGTTGTACCGACGCCAACTTGTAGGCCAGTACCGATTTGTGTTGCTGCCATTGGTTAATCCTCCAATACTCTTGTTTGTAGTTTCACGGCTGCCGTGTTTGCTTTTGCATAGATCACTTTTGTCGCCAGTCGAATCACGCCGGGTTCACCGGGTTTCAGTTTCGCGAACGGGTAAAATGTACCGCCCACGTCCAGACCGATTTCGATATAGTTCGTCGCGTCGGTGTTTTTGAAAAAAGCATAGCCGGCAGTTCCGATATCAGTCAGCACGATTTGCTCGTGTGCTGCGAACCCGATTGACTGGACACTTCCGGCTGCGTTCGCTGCCGCCTGGTCGACTTTTAAATTCCGCTTTGACCAGTCTTCCGAAAGATTACCGTTCGCTACCTTCACGGCGGCGGTGATTGTTACTTCATTTGACATTGCTCATTCTCCTGTTATTTCAGCGTTATAGCTGACGGCGCGCATTTACATTCAAAAAAGAATCGTGTGTGAAGTTCGTCGTCCCGGACGAACCGTTCCGCGCGTGTCGGGAAAAATGTACGCGGGAACATCGTATAATCTTGTAAATCCTGCAGGTTATTCACCACGTCTTCGATATCGTCCCGGCTTAATATATCTTCCAGTGCCGCAACACGTCGGCCGTGGTCGCCTCTTGTGATGTCAGCTTTGTTTCCAACGATCGACAGATATCCTTCGACTATCCAGTTTCCGGTCATAGTGCTACCGAACCGTTGCGCTTCCGCCGATATTGCCACGATGTCGATGCGCGGCGTTGTAATCTCTTTAAGGCTTAATCCCTTGTAGTATGTCAGGCCACCCAGTTCCAGCGCCTTCAGTTTGACCACAAGCAGTTCCATTGCGTCTTCAGTCTTCTGCTGTAATCTTGAATATGGCGCGCCCATTATGCAGCCCTCCGTCTACTTTCGGTGTGGTTTTTGTCGGCGATTTTCTGAATACGTTTTTCAAGATGCTTTCTCATATCCCGTTCTCGTGTCCGTCGTGCCGGTGCGAACAGCTGTTCCAGTTGCGACGCCCATGGCACATTGTTCTGCACGAACAGTCTGCCGTTGCCTTTTTTGTCAATCTTGCCGCCAGCTTCGCCGCGCTTCTGTTGTTTCGTCACCCAGCCCGGCGCCTTTGATTTGAACGGATTGCCGCCACCCAACCAGCCGGCCTTTGTCAGTCCGATGTTCTTCGTCTTGCGGCGGCTGTACTGATTGAACGCACGCTGCGGCACATACATCTTCGCTTCCATTACCAGTTTGCCAGACTTCCATGCTTGCTTTTGACGCATATGTTTCGTGACACGTCCGCGCCTTGTCCGGGTTCGTTTGTGCCGCTCTGCCATTTCGTCGATATTGCCTTCCGCATTTATCACGATATTCGACGGCAGAACACCACGGTCGTCCAGGTCCTCGAAAAAGTACATGACTTCGGGATCACGGACCGCATCGAACAGCATGTTCAGGTCACGCAAGACCGCCCCACGTCCCTGCGCTTTTGTTTTCGGTGGCGTCATTTTAATGACATCGTTGGTCCAAAGTCGCATCTGGTCGCGCATCACTTCATTCATACCGACGCCGTATTGTTTGGTGAGCCGGCGCATGTCCAGTGTGAACTGTTTCGTGTCGGTTATCATTTCGAATTTTACACCGTCGTCGGCCATTTGCTAAACCCTCATGCAGTCGATTGTCAGCTGCTTCTTACATGTCGATAAACTTGTCCGCGCTATTCTATATCGTGTGCTGTCGACCGTTGGCTTCTCGCCGACCTGCGGAAGTGTTGCTCGTTGTGCCGGCAGTGCGAGACACGCCGCCAGCCATACGTCCACATTTATCATCACTTGTATATCTGCGTTCTTATAAACTCCTTCGATCATCAGTTCTTCGTCCTTGTCCAGCGCCCCTACGCCGCAGTCGATTGTTACATCGTCCAGCATAAAGTCATACGCGATTTCTTCAATGACGTTTGTCAGGTCCGAACTAAAAACTGTTTTATCTATTGCCATAATAAACACGACAGGCCAGGAACCACTTCTCTGACCTGCCGTTCCTGTTGGTTTTATTTCTTCTTGTTCGCGGCTTCGATTTCCGGGATTGCCATTTCAAGATTAGACACTGACGCTTTCAAGTAGTCTCTGACGTAGTTGACGCGGTCGTGCGGCGGTACGTCTTTCTTGTTGTAGCATTCTTCGGCTGCCTTCTGTGCGGCTTCAATAGCATTCAGAAGTTTTTTAACCGGCGCGGAACCCTTCCGTGGAAGTGGTTTCTTTGCGTCGTCTTTTGCCTTGGCTGCGTCGGCGGCTTTCTTCTCAGCTGCGAGCATTTTCTTTTTTGCTTCGGCTGCCTTCTGTGCGGCTTCCTTGTCGACCTTAACCTGCGCTTTTTTTATCTCTGCCTGTTCGTCTTTGTGCTTCTTTTCAGCGGCGATCTGTTCGTCTGTTTTCTTATCTGTCATTGCGTCCTCGCTTTCAAAAGGCGGCCGGCGGTTTACACCGTGCCGCCCGTAGGTTTAACGGTTACGCAGATACTTTTCCGCGATAGATAAGGTGCGGCAGTGACAAGAATGCGCGACCCCTTGCGCGTGTACCCATCTGATATTTATCAGTCTCGAATACATAGTCGCTGTCAGGGTTGAACCTGCTGGACTGGAACTCTGCGATCTGGCGCTGTTGGTATATCGTGCCACGGATTCCGCCGCATTCGCCCATCAGGTACCAATAGTTCGCGTATGACCCGACTAGTCGGCTGGAAATAACCGGCATTACCAGACCCTTGTTAGGGTTCTGTGTTGCCACGCCGTCAGTCGCCTGTGTTGCGCGCATGTCGTTTTCCAGGATGTCGAACGCGGTCGTCCTGTTTGACGGACCACACACAAGCGCGAACGGGATAGTGTTCAGCGGATTGTCTTCGTGTCCGAGATAGGACTGCATTGTTTCGACTGCTGTTTCGAACGTGCCGGCTGCCAGTGCGCTAGTTGTCTCATTGCTTATGGTGTTAGAACCATAAGTCCTGGATGTTCCAAAAAACGCTGCGGCGTCGCCGCCCCAGTTGTTATCAGCTGTAAGTTCATCGACCAGAAGTTCGTCAGGATGCGCGGCGGCTTCCTCACCCATTAGTCGGGCCAGTGGACGGTAGAGTCCGTGCTGGTCGTCTTCGATATCCTCGCGTGGGATTTCGATGGTGTTTTCGTACTTTTTGTTCGTAATCGTCATGTTGTCAGACTGTATATTTTTTACAAGTCTGTCGCCAATCCATTCGCGCATTTTTGGGTTCTGATTCAGCCATGCGTGGACAACGCTGCTTCCCGTACTAGGTACTATCTGCGCTATCTGGTCCAGTATCCTGCGTTCTGTCCCCTTGTTGAATCCGGCGGTAAACTCCACTTCGAATTCCTGGAACATCACTTCGATGTTTGCTCTGTTAATATCCATTTTCTATTCCTCGCTTTCTTTCAGTTTAAACAGTTACGGTGTGATCTTTATCGTGTTGCTGTCAGACCATAGGGTTCCGGCTGCCAGTCCGTTCGTAGATGTCGGGACGTTAACAAACAGAACGGTGTCACCGCTGATTGTAAGGTTACTCGACAAGGTTACAAGCGCGGCAAAAGTAGCTGCTTCCTGTGCGTCAAGCGTTCCCTGTATTTCCGTTTCTACTCCGGTGTCGGCCAGTTCGACCTTTGTCGCAGTTGCGGCACCCAGCAAAAGGGTTCCGGCTGCCTGGTTGTCAAGTCCAGCCCCTGCGTTTACTGTATAGCTGTCAGCATCAACAGCGGCCAGTGTTGCGGCGCCAGATGCTGCCAGTGATGTGAATGACCCGGCTGTGCGCCCGATGTTGTATGTGTCCACCCATACATACGAACTGTCTACATCCACAACGGTCCCAGCGATTATGCTGTTGCTTCCGTTGGTTGCCACCGATACGGTCTGATTATCAACCACATAACATATGTCGCCGATATTCGCGTCAGTTACGTCGCCGGCGTTTGCCCATCCGAAAACACCGCGTTCCACGTCTACTACTTCGCCGTCGTCAGTGTTGTCGACTGTCTGGTCGCAGCGGCCGACCACCTGATAGTTTGCGGTGTCGGCTGCGTTCTGTGCTTCGCCGTTGCTGTCTACTGCTACCATTGCCCCGGCGTAGATTGTGATCGTATCCGCTACGGTCAACTGTATCTTTTCGCCCGAACGTGCAGGTGTGTTTCTTTCAGCTGTCAATGCTCCGCCGAATACCACACCAGCGCAAAGAATCATGGACAATATTGCAATTATATTTTTTTTCATTTTCTCGTTTCCTCTGTCTTTCTTCTTTCTTTGTTTGTTTTATTCTGCTTCTTCTTGTGCCTTTGCAACTAGCGCGGCATATAGTTTTTTAGGATCTCCGCCGGTCTTTTTACAATAAGCTTTACACTCTGCCAGCGTCGCTATTGGCTTCGCTTTAGGTGCGTCGCCGTCACTGCTGTCGAATGCTGCTGCCGGGTTGCCGTCGCCGTCTGCCGGCTTCTGTGCTTTTGCCTGTTCTTCCAGTTCTTTGTTCCGGGATGCCAGCGCCTTCATGTGTTCATCTTTTGCTTCTTCCAGGGTTAAACCCTTTCCAAAGTATTCGCCAGCGTCGTCACCGAATGCGGCCTGGAAAGCGCGGAATTCACCGCGTCCGTCGTCTGTCTTTTCCGGTTCCTTTGCAGGAGCAGGTGCGGGTTCATTGCCAGCGTCGTCAGCTTTTGCAACTGGCGCGACTGGTTCCGCTGCCTTGGGTTCAGGAGGCTGTAGAGGTGCGTCCGTTTTTGCATCTTTTACGTCCTTCACTTTTGCGTCGTTCTTCGGTTCTGGTTTCATTGCTTTATATTCTCCTTCGTTTCGGTTGAATAAAACCTTCGCAGCTGCAGGTACTTCCCGCAGCTTCTTTATGTCAAAACTGGCCGCGATCGCCTGCGACTCGACGACATTGGTGGCGAACCCCTTGTCCACTGCTTCGTCACCGTTAAGCCATGTTTCATTTTCCATAATGTCGCTTACTTCATCAGCATTCAGTCCGGTCGCCTTCTGGTAGATTCCGTTCATTGACGCTGTAATTTTGTCCAGCGTTTCGGCGGCCTTGCGCAGTTGCGCCCGGTTGCCGTAGGAACCGACCATGGGTTCGTGCACCATTATGAAAGCGTTTTCCGGGATGGTTATAATATCGCCGGCCTGTATGATAATAGAAGCTATAGACGCCGCGATTCCTTCCACCTTCACTTCGATAGATGCGTCCAATTCATTTAGGAAATTATATATCGCCAGTCCCTCGAACACGTCACCGCCGGGACTATTAACGCGCATAACTATCCGGTCCGGGTCAGCGTTCTGAATCTCGCGTATGAACTGCGATGCTTCCACGCCCATCCAGCCTATTTCGTCAAATATGTTTATTTCCATCACGCCTTCGGCCAGCGCCTTAAGGTTGTACCATGTCGCCGCAACCAGTGTGTTTTCGTCCAGCTTTTTATTCTTCTTTCGCGCCATTGTCTTCACCTTCTGTTTTGTTGTCGTCGTCAGTGCTTTCGGTTGTTTTCGCTGTCGATGCGCCCGGCTGGCCGATTGTGATTGTTGCGCCGGCTTCTTCAAATAGCTTTTCTTCTTTGCCAAGTTGCGCGGCCACGTCTTCTATGTTCATGTCACCGACTTCCGCCAGAACTGCCTGTCGTGACGTCAGGCCATTCGCGATTGCTTCGGCATAGGCTTTGATTTCTTTCGATGGATCAAGATACGGCCAGCCGGGATATCCCCACTGATGTGACCATGCTGTCGTCACGCCGTCCGGGACTTTCAGACCGTTGTGCTTTATCTCACGCGCCAACCACCACTGAAAGATCCGTGAACATACGGCACCGAGTTCGTGCTGTTCTACCTGAAACCGTTTCTTCGCGCACTGTATCAAAGCGCGGCCGCCGGAATAATTCGTGTCGGAAAAGTCGCAAAGCATAAGTTCCAGCGGTAAACCCCAGCGCGTTCCCATGTATCGAAGTAGGAACCGGATGAATGGCATGAATTGGCCGTTCGGACTTTTACTTTCAATCACGTCGACTTCTTCGCCCTTGTCCGCTGTTACATTCAGACCCGGTACCAGTTTGACGTGCCGGCGCCGTTTGCCGTCTTCGCTGTTCTTTGTGCTTTCAGCTTGCCCGAATATAGAACCATCGGGCCCCGGTGCGATTTGGAACTTCAGGCCCATGAAGGATTCGTTCTTTACCTTCTGCAAAACGGCGTCCATTATCTGTTCCAGGTCCGTGATCGTGTTCATGTTTTCCAGCAGCTCCGAAACACCACGCGCACGTTCGGCACGGTGTCCAAGGTATGACGCGTAAAGAATAAAGTTTCGCGCCGGGAAAGACTTGACTGCTTTGATGTCCTGCTGTGCCGGGAAAGGATCACCGATTTGCTGGCGTGGTCCAATGTAATAACGCAACGGCCGACCGGCTGCATTGAAGTCGATGCCGGTGTCCTTTGAGTCTGTGAGGTCCTTGTATATCCTGTCGCCTTCCATGGTCTGCAGGAAACTCTTCATCATGCCGTCGAATTCTCCACCGTCCACCATGTTCACGCCGACGTCGCCGTCGATCTTGCGCCGAGCATACCACATCTGACAAAGTCCGCCCCATGTCCGAATGCCGCGAATGTCCAGGTGATCTTTCGCCATGTTCCAGCGGTCCTGAACTGTCTTGTCAAATTCTTCGTTCCCGGTTGTCATTATCAGACGGAACCCAGTACCGACCACGTTGTCGGCTAATCGCTGAATAATACCTGAAACTATTGGTGATTCTTCCACCCGTTGCCGCGCCTTCGCCATTGCTTCACGTCGGTCCATTTGCGTCATGTCGCGTTCAGGCGTGCTTGGAACAGTGCTGCCTGTTGGACGTTTTCGTGTGCTTTTCAGGTTGTCGTTTTTAAAAGCCTTAAATCCTTTTATCAGTCTACCAATCACTGCAGTCACCGTCCGTTCCGTTGGTATTTGCAAAATCAGACACAAGTCCGGCACCCACACCGCCGTCCAGTTTGCGCAGTTCGTTTTCCAATGACTGCCGGTGTGTTCGTAGTTCCGACAGTGACATATGGGTTCTGGCGAATCCAGGACGCGAGTATGACAATCCCGCTTTTAATGCGCTGCTTATTGCTGCGTCTACTAGATTTATTTCGTTTTGAATGTCTGTTGCGGTCCTGGCCATTCGCCTGTCTCCCATTTAAAATAAAAAAAGGACACCCGATATTTCTATCAAGTGTCCCTGCGTTCTTGCTCAAGACTGTTAAATTATTGTGTTCTTATTTTATCTTTGTTGACTACGGAAATGTTTATGTCGTTTTCATGTTTGACTAAATGAAGTTCGCCATGCGACAGTTCCATCAGTTCCCGACCTTTTTCGATGATCTGCTCAATGGCCTGTTCGTTGTTAACTACACGGACTTCGCTCATGATGGTTCTCCCTTATCATAAAGTTTTGTGTTCTGTCAAATATTAAAATTCATCCCAGTCGTCACCGTCGTCATAAGTCACTTGCCGGCTTTCGTTTACGTCTGTATTATTTTCTTCCGGTGGTTCGTCTGTTTTTCCGGCCGGTTCGTTTTCCTCGTTCTCTAGTCGAAGCAGATCAATGCGCATCATGTACCGCAGGGCCAGTGCATATTCGCAACAATCCTTAAAGTCATTAACGCGTATCTTTTTCCAGTACGTATTCACGACGCCGTGCTTGTCCGGCTTATCTTCCATCAGGACTTCGCCCGTCACTTGGTCGACGAAGTCCGCGTCGATTTCATCATGAAAGTGGATGCGGACCGGCATATCCGCCATGGCTTCCTGTTCGGTCTGGTCTTCCATCAGTTCCGGCGGTGCAAGCAAATCGGCCAGTTCGTCCTTGAAATAACGTGGATGTATGTGCTGCAGCACAAGCGCCAGTCCTGCCGGCATGCTGCGACCGTCGGGCCAGTGTCCGATTTTCTGTGGTCGGACCGGAGAACTACTTGTAGTGATTCTTCCTTTTTCACCTTTGATCGGAATTGTGAATCCGTAACGGCGCAGGCAGAAGTCATATATTTCCGTAGTCCTGTATCCGGTGTCAATCATCAGTTTTTGAACTGCGAGACTTTCGCCGTCCGCATTTTTGAACGGTCCCGGACATATATCGTCCAAGTCTTCCAACACGGACGCGAACCCATGGTCGACCATCCACGCGTCATGTGGTCGCATTGCCCAAATGGTCCACGGTATATGCGCCTTCTGAACGTCCGCCACCATTACGAGGAAACATTTTTTTATTGTCGGCACCGTTCCGCGTGGGTACTGGTTCCTGTCCCGTATATCCCATATGCGCGCTTTTGCCGTTGCTACCTTCGGCGCTTCTTCCCATAGTTCGCCAAGGTCGGAATTGATAAAGTCTTGCAGATCCGCTTTGTTATCCTTCACCGTCATAAACTTTTCGACCAGTGCGCTGAAGTCGCACAGATCACTGTTGCTGTATATGCCAGGAAGGTGACACGACACATGGCCTTTTCGCTTCGGTGTCGCCGTCTGTCGCCATTCGCCGTTTTCGACCATTCCGGCTTTATGGTGGTTTTCGATGCGACACTTCTTTTTCGGGCATTTATAGTACGCCGTTTCACCGGCTTCAATCGGCGGAAGTTGACTGTCGAACTGTATCCCGGCGAACTCCATGACGAACATGTGGCCGCATTCAGGACACGGCACAAAATACTTGTGCTGTGTTCCGGCCTGGTATGCGCGTTCAATATAGCCAGCCTTCGTCGTCGGTGTCGAACCAATGGCCCGGAATCGGTTGCGGAAGTCCTTCGTCCGTTGTGATGCCAGTCCGATCACGCTGCCTTCTTTTCCCAAATTCGCTTTGAACTTGTCCACTTCGTCCATAATCAGAAACCGGTGCGGGAAGCTGGCAAGGTTCGCCGGACTGTTCGCGCCGATTAACCTGACGAATGTGTTCTTCGTTTTATATTCCTGTTGCTGCAGGTCGTCGGCCTTGTCCGTCAGTGTCGCGCTGATTTTCGGATTGTCTTCGATTAGCGGCTGGATGCGTAACCGTGACGCGCTTTTCATCAGGTCGGTGTTCGGCAAAATCACCAGCGTTGGGTCAGGGTCTTCTACCATCCAATACATAAGACAACAGTACATCGTCTGCGTGAATGCTATCTGCGCGCCCTTCTTAACGGCCAGCGTATTACATTCGGGATCCTGCACGCAGTCGAACCAGAACTTTACCCATGGCGTCACGTTTGTCCGGTATGGTCCCGGATGTGATGTGCCGACGCGCCGGGATAAATATATGTTTTCCTCGCACCACTGCCACATCGGTATGTTCGCCGGTGGTTCCCATACTTCAGTCCATGCGTCGTTCAGGTTCTGTTGTAATTCTTTATTCATTTGCTGTTCAATTTGTCCGGCAGTTCCGCGATCTGTTCCCGGACATGCCGCGTGTATTCGTTTATTATCTTTTCCCTTTCCTGCGCATTCTTCCGCCCCAGCTTCTTCGATAGCACCGATGCCATGGACGTCAGCATTTTGACCGCCGGCGTCGTCATGTTCATCAGCCATTCCACCACTTCCGCCTTGTCCATCAGTTCGCCATTCATCCGGCGCAGTTCCAGTTCCGCTTTCTGTGCGTCCGCTTTTGCCTTCCGTGCTTCCCATTCCTTCTTTTCGTCAGTCTGTTCCGCGCCCTTCCGTCCGTGTATGTTTACCCATACGCGCCATGCCGCCACGTCATATTGGCCGTTCGCGCTTCGTCCTGGATTGCCGTCGATTTTTAACCAGTTATGGACGGACTGCCGTGTTACTTCCAGCGCCTTCGCCAGTGCGTCGATGGATGTCACCTTAGTTTCACCCGCGTGTACCGAGCCGGCTGCCATGTTTTCCACACGGCGCCGTTGTTCCGCCGTCAGTGGTTTCCCGGCTTCGACTCTATCCATCAGCGCCTTATTGTCGGCGTCGATTATTTTCTGCGCCTCGGCATGCGATAGTCCTGTCACCCGGCAGCCCTCTTTCTGATTTGTACCATGTCGCATATTTCGCGCACGTTAGCCACATAGTCCTTGTAGTTCCCGCCGTGTCCGACGGTAAGGTGTACCCGTTTCCCGGCC